CAGCTAATTCTGTAAACTGATCTTGATAGAAAGTGTTGGTACTGTTATTGCTGATTCTATTATCAAATTAGGATGATTTGGATTTACCTGTTGTTGATTAGAGTTGCCAGCGGCAGTAATAATAATAACTCCAGCCTCAGCGAGTTCATCACCCGCAACTGTCATAGAGTTATCATATATCTCACTTTTCCATCTTCCAGAGTCTCCTTTTGCACCTAACCAACTAATGAATCCTGGCTCAGCACTGGTTCCTCCATACGCAACAGCACCAGAGTTTCTAAAATGATAATGAGTGCCAGATTTATTCTTATCCCGCAAACCCCAACTATTAGAACTCATAGTCGGATCTTTTGTGTTATATAACGAGTTTACTGGTTTGTACTGGTGAAACACCTTTTGTATATCAATTCCGATTTCAAAAGTGGCTCCAGAATATCCATATAAATTTAAATGCCACTTGTTTGCATTGTACGCCCAACCATGAGTGCGGCCATATATCAAACTGGCACACTGAGTGCCATGATCTCCAACTTTTGCCTTAACTGGTATGCCAGGCGTTGTTGAATAATCAAAAATGCGAGGAGTTTTAGTATTAGATCCATGTACATCATCTCTAGTATATGTATTAGTTATTGGTATAGCTCCAAATACTGCGAATTGATTACTTCGCTGACTTGTGTTCTGCCACCAACTTCTCGCAACACTTTCGACAGGAACAGTAGTTCCGTCCCATCGTGTCATTAACCTAGAAGAAGCATTTGCATTAAACCAATCGGGGTCAATATAATAAGGAGCATCTAATACGAGATCGAGTACGTCACAGTATCCATTACCAGGCAATACGTTGCCTCCAACATAGTCGCTTGGATTCACTGCATTAGTAACTCCGCTATTAATAAATTCAGTGTGTCCTATCCACGTACCATTATCAGCACATATAATATCAACATTTTCTCCTGCGCCAACTTGCTGTACTTTCGAACTGATTGGATTTTGACTATCAGTACTGCTTGCCTTCCAAGGATTCTGTATCGTCTGCATTCGATATAATGCAGTTGTACGATTTATAGTAGGCTCAGAAGTAGTCTGGTTATTTAAAAGATTGAAGTTAATTTTTGTCGTGTACCTATTGCCATGAGAATACCACCATTTTTGGTAGTTTCGATAAGCGTTAGGCCATCTATCTGTTAGTGTATTGTTCGTGACACATTTAAGGTCATCTGGATCATAGTCATAGACATCTTTATACTTGTGTATAGAAAGGTTTATAAACTTTACTCGTTCATCGTTCTTTAGAGTAGTTGCTTCTTCTTCAGTGAGTAAATAGTCTCCTCTTGTCGGACTATGCAACTTATCATCGACTATCGTGACCTGTCTAGCAGGTACACTTTGATATACGTTTCCGTCTGCGATAAGTTCTGAGTGAAGTTCAGACCATTGTTCGGCAGTATGCGTTCCTAATGTGTAGTACTTCTCACTCATCGCATCTTTCCATTAGATTATCGGACTAAACTTGATCCAGCGTTATCTGCTAGAAACGCATCAACTTCTGCTTGTACAAATTGATGTGCAACTCTCTTTCCGTTTTCTAGTAAAAAGATTCTAATTCTTGGTTGTTCTACTGACATGTTAGCCTCTCAACATATGCTTTCTATTTAATTTACGTTCTTGGGTATTGGGGAAGTCTTGATCTTCCCCAAAGTCCCATCCCATTTGACCTAGATTTCCTGCACACTCGGGCGTGATCTCAACTAAGAGTTCTTCGCCCTCACGTCCACGATTCTCATTTCCATCTGCATTGAGTTCGGTCATCTGTTTAAGTTTTTGTTTATAATCATTCATAAGAGTATTTATAGTCCTTGTCTATCTCGTTCTATGATGTATGATTTTACTAGCTTACTTCGAACAATGTCGGATGCTTCGAACTCAACAAAGTTGAACTCTTTCATCTTCTTGATCACTTTCATGAACAATCGTAGTCCAGACATTTCTTTCTTGCGTTCACTAGTAAGGTCATCTTGCTTAACATCGCCGCAGAAAATAATTCTACAATTTTCTCCTACACGTGTCATTACTGTGTGCAACTCTTGGTCACTCATATTCTGTACCTCATCTACGACAATGATACAGTCATCAAATGTAGATCCTCTTAAGAATGATGTAGAGATAAACTCGACATTGTTTCTCTGTTTTAGAATCTCATATGCATCGCCTCTATTGAATAGCTTGGATGCAATATCGTAATACGGTGCTTCGTAGACTTTCATCTTGTCTTTCTGAGAGCCAGGCAAGAAGCCAATATCTCTAGTAGGAACTACTGATCGTACAATGAAGACTTTTTTATATTGAGTGTTTTTCGACATGACTTCTTTCAGAGAGAAGTATAGACCCAGAAACGTTTTACCTGTTCCTGCAATGCCGTGTAGCATTAGATTTACTCCACTTTCCCAAGACTCAAACGCTACAGCTTGATTGTCTGTCATTGGGCGAATGTCACTACTTATAGAGAATCCGTGTGAAAAATTATTGTCTTGGTCTAGTATTCCTTGTTGTCTGAGAACTCGTCTTTGCCTTTTGGTTAGTCGTTGCTGTTGTTGTGCAGGCATGAAACATCCTTATGGTTATCTAGTTTGAATTTTAGACCCCGGACTATTCTTATGAATGTTTTTCATTAGTGAATTGAAGCTATCGGGAGTCTTGATTACTCCCATACGATGTGGATCACCAAGAGCAGGTGCCTTAGTGATGATTTGTTTCATATGGGGATTGGCAGACAGGTAATCCTCACGTGCGTCCATCTTCATGATTTCATCAATTTGTTCACCCGTTTCAGTATTCTCAAACGTGTATATAGGCATTAAGTAACTCCAGTAATTAAGATAAAAGGCAGTGTGACTGCCTTCAAGTGTACCCATCTAATGGATATTTATATCTAAGTTGCGCTCTTAACTGAGCATTTCGTAGATTTCTTTCCAATTATCTACCTTAGTGACTTCATCATGGTGCCAGTCTTTGCTGAATGGGTGATTGATTAGAATCGCATTCAACCCCATATTAGCACCAAGTTCTGCATTCTCGGGCTTATCTTCAACCCACATACAGCCACTATCTAGATACGGCGCTAGTGCATCGTCTTTATCAGCACCAGTGTCTAAGCATACAAGCTTATCAAAGACAGTTTTACCAAACAGATTATCAAGATTCAGTTTTCTTAACTGACCTGCATGCCTGTCTAAACTCAAACTAGTAATACAGTGAAACACGTATCCCAGTTCTTCATGGATTTTTTTCACGTACTTAACTGAATCTCTCAGAGGAGGCAAACAGCACATAGTAGCACTTTCATTAAAGTACTTAACTAGTTCCTTAGCTTTCTCTTTAGTGATACCGTAAGTAGTGTGAATGTCGTAGCATTCATTAGGAGTGGATAACTCTTTATATCCATGTTCTTCCATCCACATAGAGAAACTATGTAGCCAATCGACCAAGACTCCATCGCAGTCGACCAGTATTAATTTTTCATCTTTATTCATATTATAACCTTCTTTCATTTATAAGTGTACTATAGCACACTTTCATAGTATAGTCAACCCTTTATTCAAAAAAACTTGCCTTTTGTTTATTCTTCTGGCGTCTTGCTTTCTGAATACTTGCCCTACGTTTATCGTAACGCTTGGAGTCTTTCTTTCGAAAGCGCATGTCTTCCTCATCCTTGAGAGACTCCTCTTCAATCCATTCACGGAACTTCTTATTCTTGCCCTTAGCCATTCGTATCTCACTTGTGCCTTTGGTAACTTAAGTTTAGATTTATTCAGTGGTTTTTGCTTTTGGTGGTCGACCACGTTTCTTCTTAGCTGGAGGCATATCTACTGATTCTGAGATAATACCATCAAACGCTTCGTTGATCGTATCAGCAGTCAATTGGGCAAAAGGTTTCTTTGCTAACATCTGAATGAGTAGTTTAGCATCATCAGCATCAACAGACTCCAACATTTGAATGAACAAGGACTCTTTTCTTACCTGAGTAAGGTTTTCACCCTCTGTCATTTCATTGACAAAGTATGCCAACTTACGAGCCTCACGATACAACATGCCATGCGTCTCACGATGCACTGACTCCTTGTATGGAGGTGGTGTCGCTGGAATTGAAAAACTCCATTTCTTGTCGTACATTAAGATAAGAATATTTCTCAATTCTTTACTATTGTTCTCTTTCAGATATGCGACTTGCTCAGATGTACTCTTCAATTCGCAAACTTCAGCAGTAATCTCTGCTAGTGATTTTGTAGTCATATTAAAACTCCGATATGCTTTCCATTAAGTTTCTTAGTTTATTCTTAATGAAGTAGTTTAACAATTGGCTTCTATCTTTAGGATTTTCTGCCTCGTATTCGTTGAGAATTTGATCTTTGATTCTATCAGGAACTAATTCCAAATCAATCACAGCTTTGTTTCTCATGTAGTTGCGTTTCACTTCCTCATTCATAGTATTTATATCAGAGAATTCAAGCAACCTTTTCTTGGTAATTGGTCGCTGTCTGATATTCATAACGAAAACATTATCGGCTGACAGGACATTAGGAACACCATCACCCTTATCGCCTCTAATTATATGCTCATGTAAGTAAGCCTCTGGATTAGAGTTTGAGATCCAACGCTTACGTGTGGGATCATACTGCTTTACATTTGCGTACTTCTGTAGTTGAATGTAGTCTTTGTCACCAGATAAAACAAGTATTGGATTACTACCAGTGTTTAACTGCTCACCTTCTTTGTGAACAATCGTACCAATGATATCATCTGCTTCAGCAGTTTCGATCTGGATTACTCTGTATGGAAAAAACTCTTTTAACTCATCACGAATTTTGTTGAGTGCTTGAAAGATTGCATTCCAATCTAACTCTGACTCTTCACGACCCTTTCTACGACCTGCTTTGTAGTAGGCGTATACTTGGCGTCTCCAATAGTTTTTATCATCAGCGCATATTACAAGTTCACCAAATTCTCGGTGAAACTTTTGTCTATTGAACCGCAGGGAGTTGAGTATCATATGTCTAAGCATATTCTCATCTACCTGGGCATTTTGGTGATTTCCCATTTGCATCATCATGTTGGAAATCATAACTTGGTTTAG